GGTAGTGCGTGCGTCTACACTTAAGTTCTATAAATAGTTTTGCTTCTTCTGATGTGCAATCAAAGCCATCATATTCTTCGGGGGAGTGAACGAGGTCGGGGAACTTCTCTGCCTTAAGCCAGTCGAACAGTTCCTGTTCTTTCATTTATCCCATTTCCCTCGCAATACTAACAGTCCAATTATACCATAATTCGCTATATCTTTGAAGGAATCTTCGAGTGGTTCGTTCTCTGCGGTCACATTACCTTGGTTAGTAAGGTTCACAATGCGGGCTATCTTGTCCCACATACGCACCACTAGCCCCTGTGTTGGACCATAAGGGGAGTTGGTAATGTTCTTAGGTCCATAGTCACGGTGCTTCTTGATGAGCAAGTCACCTAGTTCCTGCATTACATCCCTTACATTTAACTCGAACTCTGCCCAGTTAGTATCGGTACGTGAATGGTCACCGATAGTATCTCGCCCTGAACGTCGTAGTTCTTCACGTTCAGCCCCAGTTCTACCAAGTGGGTTATAATCTGCCATATCTCTTCACGCTCCGCCTTCTTCATCTGTATCCTTTGATAGTAACTTCTCAAGGTTTTGTTCTAAGTTCTGCATAGCAGACTTAACAACCATATCCTCAACTAATTCGTCAATCATATCGAATCCCATCTCCGCTGCAAACAGCGTGATGTAGGTGGACTGCGATATTAATTCAATCTGTTTTGGTTCATCTGAATGGTTGTACATAAATCTAAGCAACGACCCAAGCAATAACTTCATACCATTAGGTAGCAAGTAGTAAGGGTCAAACTCTTCATCCTCTTCCAGAGTGTGGTCTACCAAGTCGAATGAGTTATCGAACTGAGTATCACAGTCGTGGCAGTAGGCTTCAGGTGGTTCTTCAGGGTCGAACTCGTTCAATTAAATATCCAGTTTTTCGTGGAAGTATCCAGCCCCCGCTTGTACGAACATTGAATTAACATCCTCCCCTTCGGGAAGTTGTACAATAGTAACTGGTAATTCTCTGGCAAGACCTTTAGCAAACTCTGTTCCTGGTTGGTCACCATCTGCAAAGATGAATACTCTTTCAAAATCTGCAAGCAATCGTGTGTAGTGTCTCTTCCAGGAGTTCGCTCCAGGTACACCAATGCAAGGAATGCCAACACAATAACTGAGAGTAATAGTATCGAGTTCACCTTCACACACCCCTATGAAATCTCCTGCTTGTTCGATGTCAAGCACGTTGTACATTCTAGTTTCAGCACCAGTCATACCCATATACTTAGGTTCGACTGCGGGGTTAAGGCTTCTGAATCGTAAGTCTACTACACCTGTCTTAGTTATGTATGGTATTGCAAGGCGTCCTGCGTACTGCTCGTGCCCAACTTCAGGTTCCGAGACTACGCCTAATGACGCCAGACGTGCTACTTCCTGACTGATTCCTCTGCTTTCTAGGTAATCGTATGCCAGATGAATACTTCCCGCGTACTTCTTGGTTGCTTTGCCCAGTAATTCCTTCTGCAAATGTCCGTGCTTCATTTATATTTACTCTCTCCTGTTGCGCTATGAGTTGTAAACTGTTGCCTTGAATGCCACAGGCAAAGCATATAAAGATATTCTTATCGAGGTTGGCTGAGCCAGATTGGTGCGTATCTGAATGGAACGGGCACTTGAGATTAACTTGCCCGTTTCCTTGTCGTAGGTTCGCACCATAGTGACGCAAGACATCTGCGATGTTTGGCAAGTCATTGTCAATCTTCATCACCTGACTTCTCCTTCATCCATTGTTCTAAGTTCTGAATGACCCAAGCATTTTCTATGCCAGAGTTTCGGCGTTTAACTACGACATAATGCAGTGGCACTTCCCTTATACCACGTGCCTTGGCGTAGTTAACCGCCTCAACCTGTGCCTCTTTCCAAAATTCAGGAAGCGATAGGCTCTTCCTGTTTTTCAGTTCGAGTATGTATGTCCGTCCCGCGACCATACAAACCATATCACCTTCATCTTTTGCACCAGCCTTAGTAAGACGTTCCGCCATAGCACCCATCTTACGTAGCCATTTCATTACATCTGTTTCAAACTGAGAACCCTTGCGCCCATTAGGGTTTGCCATTACGTTGCACTCTTATCCTTACGCAAGATACGTTGTGCCCACGATAGACCAGCGTTGAGTCCATCAGTCCACTCATCAGTGACAGGAACTTTTGCTGCCTCAATCTTCTGAACTAACTTCTCTACTTCTTGTTTAATCTCAAGTACGATAAGTGCTCGCATCTCCTGCGTCGTATCGTCTTCTTCTTCTCTAATCATATCTATCCATTCTCTGGTATGTCTTCGACATACATATACTCAGGGTTAAATGATAGCCAACAAGTTAGGTTAGCGTTGGCATCGGCACGCCCATATCTATTCTTTACTGGAGCAATAGCCATAGAAGTACCAACGATACCAAGAGTGCAGATAAGAGCGGGGAGTTGAGCCACCTTCCCTTGTAACGCAGAACGTGGTTGACAAGGCGTACCCAGTACACCTTCAGAAGTATGGTGGAGAACAATAATCCCAGCGTTAGTAGCACGAGCAAGATACTTTAACTCCTTCATAATGGCACGCATAGAGGCGAACTCTTCGCCACCATCTGTTGCTATATCCATAAGGTTATCAACGAAGACAGCCTCAGGTGGTACACCCCATAGTTCCTCAAAGGCTTCCACTTCTTCAAGGATATCTTGCAAGGTAGGTGAAGATTCAAATGACCAGACAATGTGGCTTGCTTTCTGAAGCACAGCCTTAGTCCAACCAGTATCTGTATTCATTAGATGTTCAACATCTGTCTGATTCTTACCACTAATCATTGACGCTAGGCGCATAGCCATAGTGTGTGCATTGGTATCTGCTGAAACGTACAGAGTGGGAACGTGCATACGAAGGGCTAAAGCCAGTGCTAGAGTGGACTTTCCGACCCCTGGTACACCTGCAAGCATAGAGACTTCTGCTCTACGAAAAATAATTTTGTTTGCATCAAATGTTTTGAAACAACTGGGCAATGGTTCGCCACCTATGTCGGCTCTGCCAACACTTCTTACTAATGTTCTCATCGACTCTCCTGTCTAGTGTTATAAGTGGGGCAGTCACCTTCCCCGATTAACTACCCCACTTATAATTCTTATTTAGTTTACTGGCTTACATTGGTCGGGAGTTCCCTGAGGTGTCGGGCAAGCCCAGAAAGCGTAAGGCTTCCCAGTTGTCTTGCTCATTCCCTGTCGGAATATTCTCGCGCCGTGTACGCACGTTGGTGTTGTTGGATGCGCCGATGCGCTCTGTTGGATGGGTGCTGGTGCCCCACCGAATGGATTGTCCGCCTGGGTTTGAGTTAAGAATCCAGGTTGCGTTGTGTTTGTAGTGGAACTCTGCGTTGATAAAGGGAGCACGGTGTAAGCACCTGCTACCTTCTTAGATACTGCTGCAATCTGAGTTGAGTAATCGCCAATGCCTTCTAGCAATACACTCAGTTCATCTGCACTACCTGCACGTACGTTAATCAAATCTCCATTAGGAGACTTCATAGAAACTTGTAGTTTCCAGTCTTCGTTTGTCATTTATGTTCCTTCTTAGTGAATTGGCAGTGTTCTTTTAAGCCACAGAAACTGCACGATTGTAGGTTCGGTAGAAATATACCAGCCTTACGAGCCTTGTCAAAGCCATCCACGAAATATTCAAGGGTGTCTAAGGTATATCTACTTAGGTCAATCATCTCTCCTGTCCCCGATTCACGAGACATCCAGTAGTTTCCTAGATTGACTGGAACTCCAATCATCTGTTCGACTCCTACTTTGTAGAAGCCTAACTGAAGGTCAGAGGTTGGTCGTGTGCGTGAAGTCTTAAGGTCGACAATCACAAGTTGTCCGTTAACCTCAAAGATTCTGTCAATGAACATCTTCACTGGCACGCCTGCTATGACTGGATTCAACTCCAACTCAATGGCACGTACGCCTTGAGGTGTAGTCCAAATCTTCCAGTCAGGATTGTTCTGTCTCCACTTGATGTAGTTGTCTACCCAAACAGAGCCATTGATATTCCACCAGTTAGCATCTTCCTTGTTAGGATTATCTTTGGTGGCTCGACCTGCTCTACGAGCAGTCTCAAGATTTAGTCCTTCAGTTTCTTTAGACCAGGCTTTCGCCCACAATTCATTCGTTGTCGTAATCATACAACTCCGTTGCGTGGTGGAAAGCACGTCCTCCTGCTGACCAGATGGATGGTTCCTCAGGAACCTGAAGTAGTCTACCTAGGTAATACTGATAACCACAGGTAAGGTAAGTTGTAAATGCTGAGTAAGATATATGCTCAGGTAAAGTATAGTCGTTGAGTTTAATCATCGAGGAAGTCTGCTAAGTAATCGACTTCTTCACGTAGTTCTTTGATGTCTTTACGCAAATCATC